CGTTACTTCAATACAAACATTTTTATTTTAAACAGATATATTATTTATCATGACTCTCCTGAATGCTGCCATTCCATCCCCTGAAAAATCTTACACAATTGCGGCAGCTATAGAATCCCTCTCTTCCTCTGATACCTCTGCGAGTGTTGGCCCATATATAAATATGGACACAAGCAATCCTGCAACATACCGAGAACAGCTCGCAACCTGCAATACTTACGTTTCGACTTCAATAAACAAGTACGCGCGAACTCTCACTAAAGGAATGAGATTCGAAGGTAAGCAAAAGGCGCGTAAAGCTGTAGAAGATGCAGCAGGCAAGAACAATTTCAAAGGGCAGATCCAAACAGTAGCTCGTTATCTTGTTATTCATGGTACTTATTTGGCAACTACAATAGGCAAAGCTGAAACGTTCCAATCTACGCCTCTTTTGATGTCGGCAACCACCATGCTTCCGGATGGAGTAGTACCTGGGAGTATGCCAAAATATATTATGGAGCCTCCGATATTCCAGGTTTGCGTTAATGAAGGAAACAATAATTCAGAAATAAAACCAGTATCGCTTAAACCGGCAGATGTAATTTACTGCGCGTTAAATCCGTTTGATTCTATCCAGGATGATATTCTAGAACGGAAAACGAGAGGGCTATACGGGCAATCCCCTCTTGATCCCCTTAAACCTGCTATCAGGGCTTTGCTCGATGTAAACGAAGGGCAGCGCATTTTCTATAAAAAATATGGAAACGGTAGATATTTGTATGATTTGAAATCTTTGGATACAGCCGTCACAAATGGAACGATTACTCCAGCCGAAGCACAAACCGCACTCACTGAATTTATGGAGCTTTATAAAAATCTCTCTGCTAATGAGGATTTAGTATTTTACGGATTGGACGTAAAACCGATTGACGCTAACGGGACGCTTGATGTTTTAGGATTTAAGAGCGCGTTAGAAACTGAAATTAAGGTAGGGCTGTATCACTCACCCCTCACGATGGGTGCATCTTTTCAAACAACTTATGCCTCTTCTTATATGGTTGAAGAGGATAGAATGATGGTTCTCGAAGGCGATCAATCCATATTAGAAGCAACTGCAAATCAGATCTTAAATAAAATGCTTATCTCGATGGGCATGAAAGAAGATTCAGTCACCGTGAAATTTGACGAATTAAGCAAACCGAAATTTACCTCTTCCGAGATTCTTGAGTGGAGAAACACCGGATTGCTCGATGATAACTCTGCTTTATTGTGGGGCGGGTTTGCAACGAAAGATACAACCGGTGAATGATGCTCCTAGATTCAGCCGAGATTCTTGCAATTGAATCCCGGTTTATTTCTCTTTTTGATCGGACATTTAAGCGGGGTATTTCAGGTACTCCCTCTAAGTTGAAATCCGCTTTATCAAAACAATTTAAAAGTTCAACGTTCAGAATCCAACTTGATAAGATACTTGATGATTTATGTCTTGCTACAGTGAAGTACACAGATAAGCACTTATACGGCTTTATCTCAGCCTCTACACGGACAAAACAGACGAGTACCTTACTGTTTGCATCAGGGGAAATGCTGCCACTCACAGAAGAGGCGGTTAAACAATCGGTGGAATTATCAGGGCTTGTTTCAGAGTCAATAATCAGGACTCTCAAGGATGAAGGAATATATCAGGAGAATCCTAGAGTTCTCGCAAAGAAGATGTTGGATTTATGGGGTGGTGAGAAATATAGAGCTGAGAGGTTTGCTCGTACTTTCTCGGCTGATGTGGCTACCTCTACGACTCTGCATAGATACAAACAGCAGGGGATAGAAGAATGTCAGTTTTACGCTACTATAGATGGAAAGACTTCCCCACAATGTAGAATTATGCATGGGACCGTTTTTAAGACGGGTTCCGCAGATTTGCGGGCACATTCCCCGCCAACACATTTTCACTGTAGGAGTAGCCTGATTCCGGTTACTCCATTTTCAGAGATCGACGATTCATTAAGATATGAAAATAGAAACTTTGAAAAGCCGGTTTCACAGAATTTCAAACCGTTAAAAGAGCATCTTGATAAAGATCTTGTTAAGGGTACTTTTAAGAACATTGATGTATTCAATGATAAATATAGAATTGATCAGTTTATTTTAGATGAGGATATAGAAAAAAGGTTGATTAAGTTAGGAGTTGGGATTGAAGCTGAAGTTCCCAACGTGGTTAATAAATCAATTGGGGCAGAGATAAGGGTCAAAATCCCTGCGGCATCTGGAAAATATAATACTGATATTAAGGATCTGCGTACCAAAATAAAGAATTTAGATATAGAATATGAAGCACTCTCAGATGAATCTCTTAAAATATTACATGAAATTGATGATAAACTGAATTCTGGTATTTATCATTTCAGGGCGGAAGCTACAATCGAACAAGAACTATTAAAACCTATATTTGAAAAGATGGATCTATCAGAAGCTACAAAAAACAAACTGATAAAACAAGTTGACAAACTTGCATCAAATAGCACTAAATCAATAAGGGAAAACATTAGGGAACTACTATATATAAATAAAAAATCAACTAAAGCGAAACTGTATTCAGTAACCAGTGCAACCAATCCATCAACTAAACTAAAAACCTCTATAAAAGATGCAAAACTGTTTTTAGATAAGACCACTACACAGGCAACGAGGGAAAAGTTAGGGACGCTTTCGCTTCATGTCACAGATGATATAAGAGCACATACGAGAGCATCCGATAGTATAATACGGTTATCTTCAACTGATGATACTAAAACATTGTTACATGAAACTGGACATATAATAGAGTTTAGTAATTCAAAGGTAAAGGATGCAGCAAACGCGTTTTTAGAACGGAGAACAGAAGGTGAGACTGCACAAAAACTCGCAGATATCACGGGCATTGGAGATTATAACTCATATGAAAAAGCAAAACCTGATAATTTTATGAGTCCATATATAGGTAAAATATATGCAGACAAATCTACTGAAGTTATAAGTACAGGGTTGGAATATATGTATGATAATCCTGCTAGATTAGCAGATCAAGACCCGGAACTATTCGATTTAATAGTTGATGTATTACAGGGGAAATATGATTAAAATACGCAGGCTCGATGGGAGTGAGGCAC